TCAGTAATCTTCCAAGCGTTGCGCCACTCACGTGTACCCGGAAGCTGTTCTTTACGGCATATAACCATTTTAGGTTTGTTGCCTTCATCCCAATTGCGCCACACATGTTGTGGGCAATCTTTCATAATTAGGTATTCTATAGCTTGCTCTTCTGTCATAGCCTCTACAGGCTTTGTGTTGTGTAGCAAGTGTCCTCTGGTATGCTTTACAAAGTCAGGCTTTGCTTCATCTTTAGCTAGTTCCCAATATACTTGCACTGGCGGTAAGATGCCGCCCTGTAGCGCACAAGCCATCCAATTCGGGTCAGGCACAAGTATCTTAGCGCACTCATCAACGCTGTCCTCATAGACCACACGGTAGTCTGACTGCACACCGTCTAGGTTTTCCTTTGCCCAGCATAGTCTGTCGAATAGGTGTGTGCCTTGAAATGATGGTGTGTTCATTAGGCAAGGTCTCCTTTAATGTCAGCAAAAACATACTCATAATCAAGATATGAACCGTGGGTAGTGTTCAAGTTTTCTATTCCAAATCCACTGGTTGAATAAGTGTTGGTGGGTGCGCAAGTATTTCCAACAAAACTTGTAAGCAAGTAACTTGACGCTGTAGTAATTCCATAATTAGCGGCACTCATATTGCTAGAAAACGAAACAGAATATATTCCAACTCCATCATCTGAAGCAGATGTTATATTTAGGCTGTCTCGTAGGGCTATTGTACCAGCACCATTAAGGTTATACCAAGCCTTGCTGCTACCATCCACCACATAAGATGTATCCAGAGAACCTGCGGTACTGTGTTCTAGGGTATCTGCTTTGATTTTTCCTAGTGCCATTATGCGAGGTCTCCTGACGAACTAACATTGTGATACATACTGCCTTCATAACCACCTGCATATTGGTCATTAACTATATAATCGCTTCTGTAATTCATTTTACTTGTTGTTTTGCTATGAAAACCAACGATACGAACATTACCAGCAGTGTTTTGAAATTGAGTGGTCTCAACGGTGCCTTGTCCAACATAGTTTGAAGATGCCATAGAATTTGAAAGGTTCATTCCGCTATCGCCAGTTCCCTCATCACTAATTGAACTAATATTTAGACTGTCACCAATGCTAGTCATTGTAGCAATAAAATATGCCCAAGTTTTTTCTAAACCCTGCTGCAACTGCATAGTCGCCGCACCGCCTTCACTTGTTACAAGGATAGACCCAGCGGTGCTTGTGCCGGTGAGTTTGTTTACTAGTATCTCACTCATGCTAGGTCTCCAAATATTGCTACATAGTGACCATCAACATCCGCTACGGCACCATCAGATGAAGCAGTTGAGCCATATGTTGTTTGTGTTCTAACCGTATTCGTGGCGTTGTTTGCATTATTTTGATACGCATTTAACCCTCTTGTGGCCGCCGCTACGCTACCAGAACCGCCATCGTCAGTGTTCCACGCACTAACCATAACTTGTCGCTGTGTGGCACTGCTGTAGGCATTGCTAAAAGTGTGAAGAACCAAACCAGTAGACACATCAGTTGCGCTTGATATATTTAGTGAATCAACTGTCGTTGATGCTGGTTGGTCGTAAGTGTGACGTGTAGTTGCCGCACTTTGCTTCGTCAGCGTGACAGGACCACCGCCTGTGCTTTGTATGGTATCTGCTTTTAATGTACTCATAGCGTCACCAATGTCCCACCGCTTTCAACGGTTAATGTAACACCAGAAGCCACAGTAAACGGACCAGTTACGTTGGCGTTCTCTGTAGCTAAGATGGTTGTATTTGCTGTGAGGGATTGTGCATTGGTACGGAATAGGCCACCAGCTTTAAAGTTACCCTTGTTCTCAGCGGGGGGTGTGATTGTACCAGCTTGCGGGGCAAGGTAGTTTACGAAGATGTTGCCTGTACCAGAAGAAGGGGCAGCGGTGAATGTAAGTGTAGTGCCATCAGGAATGGTATAGGCTGCTGTGTCCTGCACAACACCATCAACTGACACCAGTACGTCTTGCACAGAAGATACTGTGGTAGTCAGTGTAAATGTAGTATCGGAACCATCACCATTAAAGCGTTGTACAGCCTTAGTAGCTTGATAAGAACCCGGAACTTGTTGACCAATATACGGCATTATTTATTCCTTATGAACTAATGGTATCGACTACGGAAACCCAAACATCTGCGCTTGATGCAGTATCACTCTGTACTTTAAGTACATCACTTGCTTGCATTACAACCTTTGCACCGCCATCTAAGACCTGCAGGGTTGAGCCTACAGGAATAGGTGCATCTTTAATAATGTAGTAGTCGTTAGACCCATCATTAATAAATACATCCATTAAGATTTGGGTAGTTGTAACATTAGCAATATTGATACCAATAAGAGCATCATCGGAATTAGCGGTTCGCAGAGTTACTGCGCTTGTACCAACATTCCTTGCAATGTTTCTTTCAAAATCCTGTGCCATTTCATCTCCTAATTAAGATAAGTATAATTATACCATACTTTTATTCATTTGTCAAGTACTAAAGCGCAATTGCCATCGCCACTGCGAAACCAGCAGTTGCACCTGCAGATGGTAGGTTAGTCAATTGTGACCCATCTACTGCTGGTAGTCTAGCAGAACCATCTAGTTGTACAGCGTTATTAGCAGATGTACCTGCTGTTAATACTGCAGCAGAGCCTAGCCCCAATGAAGTACGTGCAGTACCTGCAGTCTCTAATACAAAGTTAGAACCGTCACCTACAATAAAGCCACCGTCTGTTACTGCTAGTCCAGCAACATCTTGCAGTTGTGCATCAAGTCTTGCGTTAGCTACTGTGCCAGTAAGCTGTGCAGCATCAATGCTTTTGTTTGTAAGTGTCTGTGTACCTGTGAGTGTAGCCACAGTGCTATCAATTGCAATGTCATTAGCGTTGGCAGTAATACCAGTACCACCAATAACATTTAATGTTACATCACCTGATGTACCACCACCTGTCATTCCTGTACCAGCTACTACAGAAGTAATGTCACCAGAAGGTATAGTAGCTACTTGTGTATCTACATAAGCTTTGATTGATTGTTGGGTAGCAAGATGACTGGCACTATCTGATGCCATGTTATCTTCATCTTTAATAGAAGTTCCACTTATTGTACCGTTTAATACAGCACTTGTCAAGGTTTTATTTGTAAGGGTCTGTGTTCCGTTTAGGGTTACGTCACCCACAGGTACAGCAGCTACTTCAGTATCTACATATGCTTTGATAGACTGCTGTGAAGCAACTTTAGTAGCACTATCTGATGCCATGTTATCTTCATCAAGAAAGGCTGTACCACTTAAACCTGTGTTTAGTACGGGGCTAGTAAGTGTTTTGTTAGTAAGCGTCTGTGACCCTGTTAGTGTAGCTACTGTACTGTCAATAGCAAAAGTTACAGTCTGCGCAGAGCCGGTAGTGTCAATACCTGTACCACCTGTAAAGGTAAGCGACTGACTATCTAAGTCTACGTTTTGTGCGCCGCCACTATCACCTGCAAAGTCTAAATCCTGTGCAGTTACCTGCGCATCTACATAAGCTTTAATTGACTGCTGCGTAGCCAGCTTAGTGGCACTGTTAGATGCCATATTGTCTTCGTCTTTGATGCCTGTTACAGTAGCACCATCACCTGCAATATTAATGCTGGTATTAGCTATAACTGTTGTACCAGTAATAGCAGCAGCAGTGCTACCACCAATTACTGTAGCATCTATTGTACCGCCGTTAATATCAGCAGTGTCAGCAACCAAGCTATCAATATTAGCTGTGCCATCTATGAACAGGTCTTTCCACTCTGCAGAAGAACTACCAATGTCACGAGTGTTATCACCGTCTGGAATTAAGTCTGCGCCAAGAGTACCTGATACAATTACATTACCCGGTAAAGTAACTGTACCTGAAACACTCATTGTACCAGCTAGATTTAAATCTTTAAACTTCTTAGAACTAGAACCTAAATCAATATCGTTGTTAGTTGTAGGCTCAATGACACCATCTTTAACTACAAACTGTTCTGTGGATGTGCCGCTTACGTCAATATTAAATTCTACTTGGTTGTTTGTATCATCAACAACAACCTTGTTTTTAGGCGTGGCTACACCGGGGTCTCCAATTAAACCGATAACTGGACCTTCAGCGGCTGTACCATCGTGCTTGTGACCTGTTGTATTATTGAAACTACTTAGTAGTTGGTTAAACTCGTCATTACTGTCTGCTGCGGTGATAATATCGCCATCAGCAAAACTTGACTGTCTAGTATAACCTGCCATTTATTATCTCCTTGCGTCAGCTTGGAACTCTAGCTGAAATCCTTTTAATGAGTAGGGGGCTGAAGTGCCTCTATCGTTAACTCGTAGTGCTACAGCAAATCCACTACCTTCAATTGGCTGTCTTACTAATGGGTTTGACTGTCCACCGTAGGTAGCTGTACCGTATAGTGATGAACCGTAAATAGCTACCGCTGTAGCTGTGTCAAATGGGTAGGCTGCTGGTCTGGCTACGTTAGGTGCTTCGTAATCGTACCTAACAAATAAATCTGCGTTAACGGCTGCTTCAGGTGCGTAGTTAATAATCACTCGCTGGAATGATTTACGTATACCAGCATCGCCCATAGTCAAATCAGGTGAACGATATTTACCTGTTACATTGTTACCATCAAAGTCGTTGCCTTGTTCTTGACGATATACAAAACCATCAAACTCGCCATGTACTACAATGCTTTCACCACTAACAGTAATAAAGTCTGTGCTACTAGGGCGTATACCTAAGATATCAGCAAATTCAAAACTGTTATCTTTTCTTACACATATAACTCCTGTAGTCTTTGAACGTACTGTATTGGAGTTAGAAAAGAAAATGCGGTACTGTGTTTTATCAGGAATAACTACAGAGGCAAATTCATCTACGTCTGATACGCCAGCAAAGCGTTCCTGTATCTGTCGGCTAATTGTACCAAGTTCCACGTCACCGATGTTTGCAGTACCAGCAACAGTACGTAATCCGTCAGGCCCAAGAAAGATTATGTCTCCACCAAATTCCTGAATTGTTCTACCGTTAAGACAACCAATCTCTCGTGTCACAGGTTGCAATACAAAATCAGCAATAGTGTTGCCTACTAATTTAAATATGCGTTCTTCGCAAAATATAAACAACGAATCACGAAACGGAAACAAACCAGTTATGTTACTGTCTACGTTAATACTACCAGCACCATTAGCGGTACTAAAGTCTGTATCTGTATATGGTGCAGTAAATACTAACTCTTGTGGGTTACTAGACATGCCAGCAAAGAAAAGAGCATTCTTGTAACCTGTAACAAACTTAGGGTTAGCAGGTGCGCCTGTAGCATTAATATCCGTTACGGTAGTGTTATCGTACTTAGATGCATGATTAGCACCGTCTGCCCACACAATAAAGTCTGTACCGCCTAATGTATACCTAAAGAAACTGTATACTCCGGCATTTGTTCTACCAGTATCAATCTGTGTCCAGCTACCTGTAGTACCACCCTTATATACCTTACCACCCCGTGCAGCAATGATGTTGCCTTTGAAGTAAGCTGACATAAGTACAGCTTCTGATGCACTAGCATCTTGTGGTACAATATTAGGATTCCACTTGGCGTAACCAGAAATGCGTCTATACCCACCCTGAATATCCGGCTCAAAGTTAGTTAGTTCAAGTGCCATTCCGGGCTGCATAGCAAAAGTTGATTGGTCAAGAACCAGCCCACCCTGACAAGCAAATACATACGGATTAAGGCCAGTTTCATCTGCCATGTTTTATCACCTTAAAATCCTGCGTTAATGCCATACCCTTGAGAATAAGGTATATAAGTAGACCGTACATAGTCTGCTCTGTTTAGAAGCAGCGTCTGCATTTGTTTAATGCCATCCTCAAAACGAGCAAAGTTAATACCGTACTGTTGTGCCTCACCACGATACTGATAAGCGTAGGCAGTAGCACCGTCAACTATAACCTGTCTAAACTGCTCTGGAATAAGTGGAACATCTGCGGCTGCAGCTAGTGCAGTAGGTTTAATAAAGTATTCGTACTTTAATTCGTATGCTTTGTCTGGATACGGAAACAATCCATAATTATTATCGGGTGTTCTAAATACAAACTTAGGAACACTGCCTACATTAGTAGTGGTTTCTTGATTAATATATTTTTGTGTATATTCTTTATAGTCAATAATGCGTAGAGTATTACCAGCAACAGCTAGTGTTTCATCGCGGCTAATACGGAAAGTATCATAATCAATTGATTGTGTATTAGTAGGAGCAGTATATCTAGTTTGTCCTGCAACTAAAGTTTCTGTTTGTGTTACATGCGTAAAAGGCCAACCAAACTCTCTTTGATTGACATAGTTAATGGCATCATTTACTGCATTCTTACATTGAATTTGAAATCCTCTGGCTGTTGTAAAATTAGCAGCAGTCAAGACAACCTCATTCATACGAGCAATTACTTCGTTAGTGATGTCTAAATAATCATATGCCATTACAAATCCTTAAATGAACAGAGAAGTAAAGGGGCAAGTTGCCCTGCCCCCTTACATTAATCTTTAAGCAACGTCACGTGCTACTTCTTGAGCAGTCAAGTCACCTTCGTCAGTGCAATCCATGATTACAGCCCAGATACGCAGTTTACCAGTAGTAACTGCACCACCTGAAAGTGTAACCAGTTTAAGGTCAATGTTGTCATCAGCAACAGCCATTCGTGGAGAATAAGCTGCTGGGTTCTGTGCTACAACACCTGCTGCAGAAGTTCCGTCAAAACCATCGACAAAATCTTCAGCGGCAATCATGCCCAAGTCTACTGTAAGAGTAGAACCGTCAGAGGCAGTATCAACCTCAATACCTGCATTCATAACCATCATGCCTTTTTTAACAGCAATTACTGGAATGACATCGCCAGCGGCAAGTGCGCTACCTTTGTCAGACAGTGCTGTTGCAAAGTCAAATGTGGTCTGAACCATGTATGGATTACGCCCACGCTGCGAGTTGCCACGTGCGGCTTGGAGAGTGTTATCACCTAGTGCCATAATTCAATCTCCTCTACAGCAAGCAGTATTTGGCGTTAACAAGACCTTCAGGACGAAGAATCTTGCGACCATACAAATGCATACCACGGACAATATCAGCGAAGCTGTCCGGGTCGCGGTAAGTCTCAGTCTTGTTGATTTGGTCAGCAGTAGCGACTGATGAAGAATGACCAGCAACAATCATGCCGAAGTTATTAGCATTAGTTCCACCTGTAGTAGATGGACCTGTACCAATAGAAGGCAGGTTGTTAGAAACATGGACTTTAAAGCCATGCAGGTTATTCAAAATCAAACCATTCTGTAGACCAGCACCACCGAAGTCTGAATCAAACAAACGTGAATCTTCATCTTTCAGTAGTTCAACGAACACTGGGTCGATTACCAACCAACGACCTTGTGACTCTACGTTTTGCAAGTCAAGTTGACGAGCCATACGTGCAATCACAGTCAATGGGTTAGCTACGCCAGCAGTTGTTGGTACAGCTTCAGATGCGCGAGGCTTCAAGCCCACACAGTTAGCAGCGTTACCAGCATTAAAGTCAGCGGCTGTCAGCTTCATTGAAGTAAGAAGTTCATCATTTCCGGCTGTAGCAACAGCTTTAGTTCCGTTAACAATGTTGTTCGTTACATTAGCGTTACCACTAATTGCAGCTTGTTTGAAGCCAGTCAAGTAACCAAGAACGTCTTGGTCAAACTGGTCAGCTAGGCGGTATGCTGCACGGTTGCTTGAGAGAGACTCAAAGTTAACGTGCGAATGTGCTTCCTCAATGTCGTCAACTTTAAAAGCAAAGTAGTTAGCTTTGTCAACGGTGAGGGTGAAATCCTCATCATCAAGGTCTTGC